ATGTAGAAAATGGCGCTTGATACTTTTGCAGGACTTAAAACTACGATAGCTGATTATCTCAATCGGGATGATCTGACTAGCATTATTCCTAGTTTTATTGCTCTTGCAGAAGCAAAATTCAATCGTAAGTTGCGTGTTCGCCAGATGATTAAACGTGCGAATGGACAAATTGAAACAGCATTCTTTGCATACCCATCAGACTGGTTACAGGCAAAAGAGTTTCAGTTAAACACAAGTCCTATTGTCAGACTTGAGTTTGTAACTGAGGCTTATGGTGATAGCTTGAAGGCCAGTAGGTACATTTCTACTGGTAAGCCAGCTTATTACACAATTACTGGTACGCAGTTGGAATTCATCCCTGCACCAGATCAAACTTATTCCGCAGAACTTACATATTATGCTAAGATTCCTGCGCTGAGTGATTCAAACACAAGCAACTGGCTTCTGGCTTATGCCCCAGACTTGTACTTGTACGGAGCTTTGTTAGAAGCAAGCCCGTACTTGAAAGACGATGAACGTCTTGCCACATGGGGTCAGTTGTATACCAACTCCTTGGGCGACATAGAGGTTGCAGATCAAAGGGCATCTGTTTCTTCTACTCCTATTGTTCGAGCCCGTTCTTTGGGGTAATAAATGGCATCTTTTAATGACTATACAGAGACTCTAGTTTTAAAGTGGTTGTTAACTACTGAATCTGTCACTCGTCCAACAGCTTGGTATGTTGGTTTGTTTACTGCTGCACCTAGTGATACAGGTGGTGGTACTGAGGTGACTGGTAATGGTTATGCCCGTAAAGCCACAGGAACAATGAGTGTTTCTGGAACATCTCCAACAACAGCAACAAATGGTTCTGCTATTGAGTTTGATGCAGCTTCTGGTGGCAATTGGGGAACAATTGGTTGGGCTGCTATTTTTGATGCTTCAACAAGCGGAAATATGATTGCCTGGGCAGCATTGACTGCTGATCGAACAATTAATGATGGTGATGTATTCAGGATTCCTGCTGGAAGCTTGGATGTTACTTTGACCTGATATGGCTGCTTACGGCTCTGGTTATTACGGAGGTGGGAATTACTCTTATGGAGTAAGTCTTGGTGAGGCTACTATTGCCGCACAAAGTTCTGTAAGTGTTGGTGCTGAAAGAGTTAGATTAGGTGCAGTAACATTAACTGCTCAAAGTGAAGTTTCTATTGATGCGAGATATAGTGCTGCAGGTGCGGCTACTATGTCGGTTGCATCATCAGTCAGTATAGCTGGTACACGAATAGCATTCATATCGGCTACTGTAGCTTCAGAAGCATTGATGACAGTTGATTCAACTGTTATTTTGAATGCTGCAGTATCAATGGATGCCATAAGTGATACATCAATTTATGGTCAAAGAATACAGAAGGCTCTTATTGAGTTTAGTGCAACTGGAAGTGTTGTAATTAATGCTCGTAAGAAATGGGAAACAGAAACAGATATATCTGAAACTTGGAATCCAATTAATGATACGTCAGTATCTTGGACAACAGTTGAAGATAACTCAGAGTCTTGGACTACAGTTTAAATAAGTCTATTAGGGGTAAAACATGGCAGATACAACAACCACGAATCTAGGCTTAACAAAGCCAGAAGTTGGCGCTTCAACAGACTCATGGGGTACTAAGTTAAATACAGACTTAGACACCATTGATGCGTTGTTTGATACTGGTCCTGTTCTGAAGATTGCAAAAGGTGGTACAGGCGCTGCTTCTGCAAGTGATGCTCGAACAGCATTGGGTCTTGCTATCGGCACTAACGTGTTGGCCTATGACTCAAACTTACAAGGTTTTGTTACTGCTTTTACTCTTCCAACTTCAGACTCAACAGCAAACTATGTCTTAAAGACAAATGGATCTGGAACATTAAGTTTTGCAGCTCCTGCTTCTGGCGATGCTGTTTTAGCTTCAGATCAAACTTTCACAGGAACTAATACATTTTCTGGTTCTAGTAGCAAAACCGCCATTGTTCTAAACGATGCTGCAGAGGTAGCTACAGTATCTGCAACAGCCGCTACAGGTACGATTAACTACGATATTACAACTCAATCTGTTCTGTACTACACAAGTAATGCAAGTGCTAACTGGACTGTTAACTTCCGTGGATCTAGTGGTACTTCCTTGAATACTCTGATGAGTACAGGTCAATCAATGACTGTGGCTTTCTTGGTCACTCAAGGTTCTACTGCTTACTACAACTCTGCTGTGCAAGTTGATGGCACTACATCTGGTGTTACAACTCGATGGTTAGGTGGTGCACCTACTGCTGGTAATGCTAGTGGTATTGATAGTTATCGTTATCTGATTATCAAGACAGGTAGCGCAACATTCACAGTCTTGGCAAGCAACACACAATTTAAGGCTTAAACCATGCCATTACAAGCAACTAGCGGTGCAGCTTCTTATGATGGGTTTGGCGGTGGTGTAGCCGCTGTTCCTAACTACATCGAGGATGTGTTCAGCACATATCTTTACACAGGTAACGGCACTTCACAGACCATCACTAACGGCATTGATTTGTCCACTAAAGGTGGAATGGTTTGGAGTAAGTCACGCAGTAGTGCCGATAACAACGTGCTACTAGATACTGTCCGAGGCGCAAACAGTATTCTTGTAAGCAACACTACCGCAGCCGCTTCAATTTCAGGCACACCATACGTTACCGCAACAACAACTGGCTATTCAATAGGAACATCTAACAGTCAGATTAACGCATCAAGCACTAACTACGTTTCATGGACATTCCGCAAGCAACCAAAGTTCTTTGATGTTGTGACCTTTAGTGGAAATTCCACAAGTGGAAGACAAATTGCACATAATTTAGGGGCAACAGTAGGTTGCATCATAGTTAAAAACTTAACCAACGCTGATGAATGGTTAGTTTGGCATCGTAGTTTGGGGGATTTTGGTGGTGCAGGAAAAAATCTAGTTTTAAATAGTACCGCAGCAGAAGATACTGGTAATTATTTTGGAACAGCAGCTACTCAAACTTCAACTTATTTTACTGTTAATGCTGATGTAACTAAGATCAATTGGTCTGGCAACAACTACGTAGCCTACCTATTCGCCCACAACGCAGGAGGCTTTGGCCTAACTGGTACAGACAATGTAATTTCGTGTGGGTCGTTTACTAGTGATTCAAATGGACGGGCTGACGTAAATCTTGGCTACGAGCCACAATTTGTATTAACCAAAGTTACGAACATCACAGGCAACTGGGAAATAACCGACACCATGCGCGGTCTTCTTGCCAAGACAGGCATTGACAACACAGGTTCTGCCAATGTTTTGTTTCCAAACCTGAGCAACGCAGAAACTGCTGATGCGGACAATATTTCAGTAACTACTACTGGGTTTTATATAAAAGGTGCAGGGATTAGCAACACCTACATCTACATAGCCATTCGTAGAGGCCCAATGAAAGTGCCTACGAGTGGGACTAGTGTGCTTGGTTTTAATGCCAGAAGTGGTACTGGTGCAAATGCAACTGTTACAGGCTTATCGCCTACTGATTTAGCAATAATAAAGCGTAGAGATGTTGGTAATGGCGCACCAGTATGGGCAGAGCGTTTAGCTGGGTTCACTTATATGACTACCAACAGCACTGCTGGACAAATATCTGGTTCAACCATATTACAAAATCCTCCATTTGATGTTCAAAATGGCGTAAAAATTTCTACATCAAGCACAGTAAATGCTTCGGGGTCCACATACATAAATTATTTATTTGGTAGAGCGCCTAATGCATTTGACATTGTTTGTTACACAGGTACAGGAGCAAATACAACTCAGTCGCATAATTTAGCATCTATACCAGAATTAATGATTGTAAAAAGGCGAGATAGCACAGGAGCATGGACAACATACTGCTCTGCTTTGGGAAATACAAACTACTTAGACATAGACTCTACTGCTGCATCAGCATCAGGTGCAACACGATGGAATAATACAACTCCAACTTCAACAGTATTTAGTATTGGAACAAGTACTGCTGTGAATGCAAGTGGTGCAACCTATATTGCATTTTTATTTGCAACCTGTGCTAATGTTTCCAAAGTTGGAAGCTATACGGGAACAGCAACAACATTACAAATTGATTGTGGATTTACAAGCGGTGCAAGGTTTGTTTTAATCAAACGTACAGACTCAACTGGTGATTGGTATGTATGGGATTCAACACGAGGAATTGTGAGCGGAAATGACCCATATTTTCTTTTAAATAGCGCAGCTATTGAAGTAACTAACACCGACTATGTTGACACCTACAGCGCAGGGTTTGAACTTAGCTCAACTGCACCAGCCGCTATAAATGCAAGTGGTGGCTCATTCATCTTTTTAGCAATTGCTTGAGGTAATTAAAATGCAAATCAGAACACAAACAGGCGCGGTCATGTACGAAAGTGAATTTCGTGCATATCAACACTCCAATGGTGGTCCATCATGGGAAACAACAACAACTGAAGTCTTGGAGGCTTTGGGTGCTGATGTAGTCTTTGAAGGCCCACAAGCTACAGGTGGTACTGTTTACCAATATTCTCAGCGTAATGGCGTTGAGCAAATAGATGGTAAGTGGTACACAAAGTACATTCTTGGCCCTGTCTTTATTGACCAAGTGGTTGATGGTGTAACCACTACTTCTGCTGAACAAGAAGCTACTTACAAAGCCCAAAAGGATGCAGAACAAGCCAAGTCTGTTCGTGCTACTCGTGATGACAAACTAAAAGAGTGTGATTGGGTTGTTATAAAGAACTTAGAAACAAATTCTAATATCCCTGGTGCATGGGAAGTTTATCGCCAAGCATTGCGTGATGTTCCTTCTCAATCAGGATTTCCTTGGACTGTTACTTGGCCTGACGCACCATGAGCGATGTAAGCCATGAGCAAATATACGAAAGACTAATCGCTGTTGAAAGCAAAGTTGATCGTATTGACAATAATACAAAAGGTCTTGTAGAGGCCATTGATGCTGCCCAAGGAGCTATTAAAGTTCTTGGATGGATAGCTTCTATTGCTCAACCTATTCTATGGATTGGTGGCGTGATTATTGCTGCAGGTGCTGTGTGGCAGACATGGATTAAGAAGTAATGGCTAATGTAAAACAGCAATTAGACATACCTGCAATTCCTCCTTTGGGAACGTCAGGGGTTGTCTATTCTCAAAATGTTCAGAATCAGAACAACAATCTTTTGAGGCTGTTTTTTACTAAGTTAGTCAATACTATTCAATCATTGAGTGGTCCAAGAGGTGGTAGATATTTAAATATACCTTATGGGGCATTTCAAGACACAACAGACCAGACTGCTGCATCTGCAAATACTGCTTATGCAATGACGTTGAATACTACAGACTACGCTAATGGTGTAAGTGTTGCTAGTAATTCGCGGATTACAGTTACAGACGCTGGTATCTGGAATCTTCAATGGTCTGGTCAGTTTGAGAATTCTGATACTCAGATCCACGATGTTCGTGTTTGGTTGAAAATAAATGGAACAGTAGTAACTGGTTCAACTGGTTATATTTCCATACCAAACAGTCATGGTGGAACTCATGGACATTTGATTGCAGGTTGGAACTACTTTGTTAGTTTGAATACTAATGATTATGTTGAAATTTGGTGGGAAACTGACAATACGGCTGTAAGTATCCAGCACTATGCTGCAGCAGGAAACTATCCATCTACAGCATCTTTGATTGCTACAATGACTTTTGTGTCTAACCTACCTACCTGATAGACTACAAATATGGCCTACATTCCTCTCCAAATTCCTCCAGGTGTATACAAGAATGGTACTGAATACCAGTCTAAAGGGCGCTGGAACAGTTCCAATCTAGTACGTTGGTATGAGGGTACTATTCGCCCTGTAGGTGGATGGCGTAAGCGTTCATCTACTCAATTGAGTGGAATGGCTCGTGGGTTGATTAACTGGCGAGACAACACCAATAACAGACGTATTGGAATTGGTACACATTCAAAGTTATATGCAATGAATGAAGGTGGCAATTTGACAGACATTACCCCAACAGGATTTACAGTTGGTGATGCTGATGCTGTTTTAAAGATTGGTTATGGCTACAGCACTTATGGCAACTTTGCCTATGGTGTTGCTAGACCAGACTTAGGCCAATACACCCCTGCTACTACATGGAGTATGGATACTTGGGGTCAGTATTTAGTAGCTTGCTCATCAAAAGATGGTAAGTTGCTTGAATGGCAACTGGATACTGGTGTTGATGCGGCAGTAATTACTAACGCACCAACAAGTTGTACTGGTTTGATTGTTACTCAAGAGCGATTCTTATTTGCTTTGGGAGCAGGTGGTAATCCTCGTAAAGTCCAATGGTGTGACCAAGAAGACAACACAGTATGGACTCCTGCTGCTACAAACCAAGCTGGTGACTTTGAGTTGACCACTATTGGTTCATTGCAATGTGCCAAACGAATTCGTGGTGCGACTATTTTGTTCACAGATGTAGATGTACATACAGCCACCTATATTGGCCCACCATTTATTTACAGTTTTGAGCGTGTTGGTACTGGTTGTGGTGTTATTTCTAAACAAGCAGTAGCAGCTACTGACAATGCCTGTATTTGGATGTCTGGATCAGGATTCTGGATATACGATGGGTATGTGAAGCCTTTAAACTCAGATGTATCTGATTATGTGTTCAGTAACATGAACATGACTCAATCATCCAAGGTTTACTGCGTCCATAACTCTGCTTATGGTGAGATTTGGTGGTTTTACCCTAGTTCTGCTTCTAATGAAGTAGATTCTTACGTTTCTTACAACTATCGTGAGAATCATTGGGCTATTGGTACTTTGGCTCGTACTTGCGGTACAGATCGTGGAATCTTCTCAAACCCAATCATGGTTTCAACAGACGGGTATGTCTACGAGCATGAAATTGGGTTTAACTATGATTCACAGACCATTTTTGCTGAGTCTGGACCAGTAGAGTTGGGTGTTGGCGATAGGACTATGAGTCTTACAGGACTGGTTCCTGATGAAAAGACTGCAGGTGATGTACAAGTGCGTTTTAGCACTAAGTTCTATCCTAATGCTACTGAATACAATCATGGCCCATATTCAATGGCTAACCCTACTTCTGTTCGGATTAGTGGCAGACAGGTAGCCGCAAAGATTGAAGGCGTTAGATTAACTGATTGGCGAGTTGGTGTTATCCGTTTTGATGGAAAGCCTGGCAGTTTGAGATGATTGACTATGAGAAGTACAAAACTAATGGTGAACTACCATTATGGGCTGTATCTTTTCAAAAAGTAGAGAAAATCTTACAACCTGCTTTAGAATACGATAACACTCATAATTTGCAGGACGTAGCCGACTGTATTGACAGTTGTACGATGCAATTGTGGCCTAGTGAGAATAGTGCTGTTGTCACTCAGGTTCAAAACTTTCCAAGAATGAAGGTTTTGCATATATTTTTGGCAGGTGGTAATCTAGAGGAACTAGAGACACTTACCCCCCATATTCAAAAGTTCGCTGAACACATGGGATGCCAAAGGATCACCTTAACAGGACGTAGAGGCTGGTCAAGAACTTTTGTATCCAAATTTAACATGAAGCCAACACATTATTGGCTATCTACGGAGGTGTAATTATGTCTGGTGGTTCAAGTCAATCAACACAGCAGCTTGATCCTGCATTGCGTGATGCTTATTTGCAAAACGTACAAAGCGCACAGGGTGTTGCCGCAGGTTTGGCTCCACGACAGTTTGCAGGTTTTAACCAAGACCAATTAACTGGTGCGCAGATTTATCGTAACTTTGCTGATCCTAACAGCGAAGTATTTACTGGTATGCGTGCCGCTTTTGATGTTGCTGGTCAGGCTGCCAATTACCAACCTCAGAATGTTCAATACAACGCATTTCGTGGTGCAAGAGTAGATCCTGCGGCTTTGGCTGCACAACGTGGTTATACAGCAACTACTGGTCAAGCGGCATCTGCTGGTCCTGCTGCCACATTTGCTGGTGCGCAAGCTTCTCCTGCGGCCTTGGCTCAAGCTACTGGTTATACAGCTCAAGGATTTGGTGGTCAAACTGCTGCTCCTGCATCTATGTTTTCTGGAGTTAGCGCAGGTCCTTCAGCTACAGCAACTGGTCAAGGATATACTGCCGAACGATTTGGTGGTGTAACTGCTGGTGATGCAGAAAGAGCGCAAGCTGCAGCATTAGCCCGTGGTGATATTCGTGATGTAGCTGCTCAACAAATTGAAGCAGAACGTGTTGCCGCAGAGCGTATTGCTGCTCAACAAGCCGCTGCCGCACAAGCCGCCCGTAGTGGCGCTCGAGATGTTTCTGCTACTGGTGTAACAGGCGCTCAAGTAACTTCTGAGGCATTAGGACAGATTGCTCCTCAAGCCCGTCAAAACATTCGTGATATTCAAGCTGCATCTTTCTTAAATCAGAATATTCAGCAGTATATGAACCCATATACACAAGCTGTTACTGAACAAAGTCTGAAAGATTTAGAGCGTTCACGCCAGTTGCAACAACAGCAAACTGCTGCACAAGCTACTGCTGCTAAAGCTTTTGGTGGATCTCGTCAGGGCGTTGCTGAAGCTGAGACTAATCGTGCATTTGGAGAGAATGCGGCTCGATTGGTTGCTCAACAGAATGCTGCTGCTTACCAAGCTGCCCAACAAGCTTCTGAGGCCGATATTGCTCGTACTATGCAAGCACAGCAACTTAATCAAGCTCAAGATGCTGCTACCACTCAGCAAGCTTTACAGTTGGCAGGTCAGTTTGGTTTGGCTAATCAAGATGCAAACTTGCGTGCGGCTTTGGCTAACCAAGGTGTAGATGTTCAGTATGGTTTGACTAACGCTCAGTTGCAACAACAAGCAACATTGGCAAACCAAGATGCTAATTTACGTGCAGCTTTGGCCAATCAATCTACTGGTTTACAAGCTCAACAACTTAATCAAGCTGCTACATTGCAAGCTGCACAAGCCAATCAAGATGCATCATTGCGTGCTGCATTAGCTAACCAAGGTGTTGATTTAAGTGTTGGTCAGTTGAACACACAAAATGCACAACAAACTGCATTGGCAAACCAAGCTGCCGCCAACCAAATGGCTCAGTACAACGCAAGTAACTTGCAACAAGCAGGTTTGTCAAGTCAAGCTGCCGCCAACCAAGCTGCACAATTTGGCGCTCAAGCAGGGAATCAGGCTTCTTTGGCAAACCAAGCAGCGGCTAATCAGATGGCACAGTTTAATGCTGGTAATCTTCAGCAAGCAGGTATGGGAAATCAAGCTGCAGCTAATGCACTTGCTCAGTTTAATGCCCAACAACTTCAGCAAGCAGGTTTATCTACTCAGGCCGCACAGAATCAAGCTTTCCAGTTTGGTGCTAATGCCCAGAATACGATTGCTGCTCAAAATGCTGCAGCACAAAACGCATTGGCTCAGTTTAATGCTGGCAACTTGCAACAAGCTGGTTTGGCTAATATTGCAGCTCAGAATCAAATGGGTCAGTTTAATGCTGGTAATCAGCAAGCTATGAATCTAGCTAATATGGGAGCTTTGAACCAAGCTTCTCAGTTTGGTGCTGCTGCATTTAACCAAGCAGGTTTGGCTAACCAAGCAGCTATCAATGCTCGTGCTGCCCAACAAGCAGGATTAAACCAACAAACTGGTTTGACCAATGCTCAGAACTTCTTGCAAGCTAATTTAGCTAACCAACAAGCAGGTTTAACTGCTAACCAACAGCGTTTGGGTGCTGCAGGACAGATGTCAAATATTGCATCTACTGGTCAACAAATGGGTTTTGCTGGCGCTCAGAACTTGGCAAACATTGGTACAGTTCAGCAACAGTTCTCACAACAGCAGTTGGATGCAATCCGCAATCTGCCATTGGAGCAACAACAGATCATCAATCAAGCATTGGGTCTCAATGTGGGTGGTGGTTCTGGTATGCAATCTACATCTACTTCACGCCAAGGTCTGCTTGGTTTGCTCGGTCTGTAAGGAGTCTATATGCCTTTTAATCTTGGTTTGCTATCTGATGCAGCACTTACTGGTCTTAGTGATGAAGAGAAGAATAGCCTTCAAAAGCAAGCTACTCAACAGTTCTTGCTTGGCTCTTTGTTAAGCAATGATCCATCAATGGGTCTGAAGTCTGCTTACTCAGTACCAGAGCAGTACTTGAGTGGTCAACGTGCTATTTCTGAGATGCAAGAGAAAAGACGCCAGCGTGGTGAAGTTTCTAGCTTCTTAGAGCAGTACGCTCCTACGCCAATGCAAGCAGGTCAACGTGCATTAGGTGCAGAAGGCCGTGGACCTACAGTTACTGCTGCTCAAAACCAACAAGCAATTTTAAATACTCCAATTGATTTTAATAGAGCTTTAATTGATTCTTTGCGTTTGTCAGGAAATCCTGCACAGCCTCAGATTCGTGAAACTTTGGCAGCAATGCAACCTAAATTGCAAGATGGGTTTATTGTTGGCCCAGGTGGAAAAATTGAAGGCTTTGCTCCAAAAGTTGATACAAAAGCAGGAACAGTTACAACTGGATCAATGGTTGACGGACAACCTCAATTTCAGACAAGTGTGTTGCCAGGTGCTGCTAAAGCTGCTGCACTTAATACATTGCCTGAGTTGCAAAAAGGTGAGCAATATGCTTTTGACAACAATCAAAATGTAATTGGTATCGTTAATGCAAACGGGGCTTTGCAATCATTGAAAGAAAGAACTGCAATAGAAACTGCAGCTCGTGAAGCTAATATTCCTCGCCCATCAACAACTGCAACTGGCGCTCCAACATTTACATTTGTTACTCCTCCTGCCATGCAAGGTCAAGGTGGCGCTGTTGCTCAACCAGTAACTGGTCCTAGTACTGCTCAAACTGCTTTGAATGAGGCATATAAGCCTATTCTTACAGATGCTTACAAAGGCTATCAAACTGCTAAAAAGACTGCTCCAGTTATTGACCAACTGCAAAATGCATTCAATAGTCCAAATTTTGATACTGGTGCATTTACCAATGTCAGAACTCAATTAGGAAATGTCTTCAACAGCCTTGGTGTATCTGGTGATCGCAACAAGCAATTCTTAACAAATGCTATTTCTGCTCGTCAGGGTATTAATGCATTGACTGGCGAAAGCTTGCAAGAAGCTGTTGGTGCAATCTCTAACTTTGAGATTGGTTACTATGGTCAGCGTAATGCTCAGATCACAGATCCAAAAGAGTCTACAAACTTCAACTTAGCAGTATTGCGTGAAGCTAATAAGCGTAAACAAGACTTCTATAACTTTGTGGCTGATCCAAAGAATGCTGGTCCTGATGTTATTGCTAAGTGGGAAGCATCACCACAAGGCCAACGACAAATGTTTGAAGCGCCTGGTTTGCGTAAATATTTACCATCACGAAAAATTGTAAGTGGTCCTGATAAGGGTAAAACTGCTTATATCTTGCCTAATGGCGATGCAGCGGTGTTTGACTGATGGCTACCAGAGAACAAGTCTTCGAGTTTGCTAGACAAGAAGCCCAAAGGCAAGGCGTTCCTTATTCTTTGGTGCAAAAGATTGTTGAAACAGAATCGGGTGGCGACTTTAACGCAATAGGTCCTAAGACTAAAACTGGTGATAGGGCTTATGGACCTATGCAATTAATGTCTGCTACGGCTAAAGATCTTGGCGTTAATAGAATGGAATGGAAAGATAACATCCGTGGTGGTGTTAAATATCTCAGCCAATTAACAAAACAATTTCAAGACCCAACTTTGGTTGCTGCTGCTTATAACGCAGGACCTGGTAATGTTGAGAAATATGGTGGTGTTCCTCCATTTAAAGAAACACAAAATTATGTTGAGAAAGTTGTAGGTACAAATATGGCTACTTATCGTAAAGTTGATCCATCATTGCTTGATGAAGGAACTCAAACACAGCAACCAAACCAAACAATACAACAACCAAAACAAAATACAGGTTATCGTGTTATTGACCAATCAATGCTTGGTGAGCCTGTTGTTGCTCAAACTGCAACAAAACAAAATCAAGATTCCATTGCTCGTCAAGTTGGTTTGACTGCTAGATATGGCATGGAAGGTGTTGGTCAAGTTGCTGACATTGTTGGCGCTCCTTTAAATATGTTGATTAACAGAGCAACTGGTAGTCAACTTGGTACGCCTAGTCAATCAATGTCAAACTTTGCAACTATGCTTGGTTTGCCACAACCTCAAACTGGTTTTGAACGTGGCATAGGAAATGTTACTCGTGCAGTCGCAGGTGTCCCTGCTATGGGTGGTGTTGGCAGTTTGATGCAACAAGCACCTAATTTAACTACACAAGTAGTTGGTCGTGGTTTGGCAGCTCAACCTGTTGCTCAAATTGCAGGAGCAACTGCAGGAACGGGAGTTGCAGAAGTTGCTCGTAGTCAGTTTGATATTCAAAATCCATTGGCGTTGTTGGGCATCAATTTAATGGCAGGTTTGCCAGCTAGTGCTGTTGCTGCTCGTGCAGGAAACATTCCTTCTGGTACTCGTTATCAAGATCCTATAACTGGTCAATTGATTGAATCAGCGGCTCAACGTGGTGTAAATATTGATGTTGGTGATGTTGGTGGACCAGGCTCAACTTTGTTGCGTAAAGCTCGTCAGTTTGGCGATACAACACAAGAAGCAAACCAAGTTAAATCAGCGCAAGTACAAAACCTTATTGAAAAAGTAACTGAGCAAGTAAAACCAGCATCAGTTACAAAAGAAGGCGGTGAAAAACTTGTAATTGCCAAAGATCTGCGTCAGCAATACAGAACTGCCAAAGACAATGTAAGCCCAATATTTGATCGTGCAGAGAAATTAGCTGGCAATACACAAATTCCTTTAGGAAACACAAACAATGCAACAATTAATGTCTTGGATCAATTCCCTGCTACTGCAGATACAGCAGTTATCAATAAAGTTATTGAGCGTACTAACAACCTTTTACAAGCAGGTGGTGGCTCGTATAAAGAGTTAAGAGACCTTCAATCAACAGTAGGTGCTGAACTAAGCCGTGTACAAAAAGGTGTGCCTACTGGTGCATATAACGAGAAACAAGTAAATGCTTTGTCTCAGTTGTACAAATGTATGGCTGATGACGTAGATGCTTGGGCTGCTCCAAGAACACTAAATGGTCGCCCTGTATATACACCTGCTGGCGCTGAACACGCTCGTGCAATGCAACAGTTTAAAGATACTGTTGTTCCTTTCCGTCAAGACCCAGATATTTACAAGTTGGTTTCTAGCAAAACTCCTTCTAATGAGATTGACAAGATTGCACAAAGCTTTAGTTTGACTGGCAATCCAGCAACTGCTGAGTTGGCTGTTTCTTTGATGTCTCCAACAGGAAAGCAAGCTGCTCAGTATTCAATCCTTAATGAAGCAAGAAGCAAAGCCATTAATGCAGATGCTGCCGCAATGTTGTCTTCACCTGCATTTACTAGAACTCTGAATTTGGGTAGGTCTGAATTACCTTCTGCACAACGAATGGTGATGGGTAGTACGCCAGAAGTAATGTCAGAAGTTGGCTTATTGAGAGACATTGTTGATGCAACTCGTGGCGCTGTAACTCCAAAAGTTGCTCCACAAACTGGTGCTTTGAATGTGCCTTTGATGACAACAGGTATGGGTGCAGGTGCAGGTGCAGGAGCTGCTACATCACTAGGATTTGATCCCACTTTGGGTGCAATGGCAGGTGTCACATTAGTTCCACCAGCAGCCAATAGACTATCTAATGTTTTAGGAAGTCAAACTGGAACAAGGTATTTGCTTGGACAACAGCTACAAGGTGTTGGTGGAATGGGTGGTGTAATGGGCCAAGGTATGAATGCTGCGACTACAAACCCAGAAGATTTCTTCCCATCTGCTACAGGTCTTTTGGACTTGTTTAGATAACATGAAAGACTGGATGCTTGCAACTATTGCGGCATTCAGTATGGTTGCTGTTGTTATCTGGTCATTCTCAGTAATTATCTGGGCATGGGTTTGATTGAATTTTTACTGGCTGTATCTATTGAATACAGGTGTGTTAAGTGGGCTTGGGTTGGAGATGTCTACAACCGAAAAGTCTACTGTATTGAATGGAAAAAGGTAGAGAAGAAATGATTCCTTTAGATCCGATGGCAGCACTTGATGGCTTACAAAAAGCCATTGGGATGGTTAAGAAGGCCAGTAAGGTAGCTAATGACCTGGCTGGTTTGACTCCCATGATTGGCAAGATGTTTGATGCCAAGAGTGCTGCAACTAAAGCAATGATTCAAGCCAAGAGCAAGGGTGGCTCTAACATGGGTGCTGCTTTGCAAATTGAGATGGCCCTTGATGAGGCTCGTAGGTTTGAAGAAGAACTAAAGATGCTTTTTCAAGCTACTGGACGAGCAGATGTTTGGCAAAAGATTAAAGCTAGACAAGCAGAGATGGACTTGGCTGACGCTAAAGAGATTAGCGCACTCAAGGCTATGGAAAAAAAACAGAAGCAAGAGGAACAAGAGCAACTGGAGATGGCTCTACTCATTGGAGGAATTGCCCTCGTTCTACTTCTCGTTGGTATCGGCATAAATGAGATGATGGATTTCTGCCAAACAACTAAACGCTGTGGACGATGAATGAGTATCAAAAACAATTTGATTTATTTCTCAAAATATTCGTGCGAATGTGTGTGGCATGGTGGGTTCTTGGATTTTTAAAGTTTCTGCCTAATGATCTGTCTGACAAGATAGTTAATAAGTTTCTTGCTTACTTAGGACTAGGATGAAAATAACTACTTATCAAGAAAATGCTCGTATGCTATGGGAGGCTCATAGAGTGATCCACCAACAAAATATGCAACGATTAGTAGAGTTAAATCGTCAATGTGAACATCAACAAAAAGTCCAAGAGATTAAAACTCATTGGGTAAAAGTTAATCAAGTGGATGTAAAAGTATGAAATATCTACTGATTTTTATAGCACTTATGCTATCGGGATGCTTTGAAGACAGGTACAGGTATTTTTGCCAGAACCCTGATAATTTTCATGCTGAACAATGTCAGAAACCTAAGTGCTTATTCACCCAACAATGTCCTGAGTACTTAGTAGCACCAATCTTGGAGAAAAAGGTTAACGATGTCCAACCAGAAGCCAAAACTAACAATTGAAGAAGTAGAAGTTTATGTTTGGGGTTTTGTGGTCGTTATCGTGACCCTAATCCTATGCTTTATTGTCATTGCTTTGCTGTATTCAGTCACCTTTGTGACACAGCCAATTAAGTCTATGGCTCCCATCGATCAGGCTTACACCAAGATGCTAAACGACATTGTTCTGCTGATTGTTGGTGGAATTGGTGGAGTTATGTCTAAAAGGGCTGTAGGAGCCGCTACTAACGCTTTTAAGCCGACAAATCCTACCTCTCCTATGCAACCCATGTGCTATGGAAATAATGTCTCTAATGTGCAATCTTACCCTCAAACTACCCAGACTTGGACATCGCCATCTGGTGCGTTACCTGCGTGGGTAAATCCTCCATTAGATGAATCTTGGACGCCACCACCACCTCCAACTACTCCTCCAGACCACATGGAAGACAATGCGGAGCGTGAACACATGGCATTGGCAAGAAACGAGGCTGAATAATGTTTGGCATACCACTACCTTGGCTGATATTGGGCGTAACTATCGCTTTGTTTGGCACTTATCGTGGTGGTTATCACTTTGGGTGGTCAGATCGAGATGCTGAAATGCAGATTGAAATTGCTCGTAAAAACGAAGAATCTCGTAAAACTGAACAAAAACTGACTGAACAACTTAACACTACTGCAAGCAAACTATTGGAGACTACAAATGTTGTCAATCAAAAACAAACTGCTTTGGATTCTGCCATTCGTGCTGGTAGGGTGCGCATCCCCACCGCCAGTTGTGTACAAACCCCCACAAGTACCACCCCTGCCACCACAGATACAAAAGCAGGAAGTGAACCTGACAGACAGACTAACGAAGCTTCTGATGCCGAACGAGCAACCCTCCTCGCCATCGCAGAAATAGTCGCTCAAGGTGATAGAAATACTGCAGCTCTCAATGCTTGCATAGACTCATATAACGAAGTTAGGAACCTGTTAAATGGTAAATAAGGAACAACTAGCAAAGCTTCACATTGGTGAGCAATGGGTAGATGCACTTAACGCTACCTTTGAGCGTTTCAGCATTGATACACCTGTTCGCCAGGCATCGTTTATTGGTCAATGTGGACACGAATGTGGTCAATTTAAGATTCTGGAAGAGAACCTTAACTATCGTGCAGAAGCTTTGCAGAAGTTATGGCCTAAACGCTTTGATGCTGCCAAAGCACAGGCTTGCGCTCGTAATCCTAAGTTGATTGCCAATACTGTTTACTCTAATCGTATGGGCAACAGGGATGAGGCTTCTGGTGATGGGTATCGTTTCCGTGGCAGGGGTTGCATCCAGTTGACTGGTCATGCAAATTATTACCATGCTGGTCAAGCACTAGGTGTTGACTTTGTGATGGAGCCTGACTTAGTTGCCACTCCAATGTATGCTGCATTGACTGCAGGATGGTTTTGGGACACCCACAAACTGAATCAATTTGCAGATGTCCGTGATTACAAAACCATGACCAAGAAAATCAATGGTGGATTTATTGGCCTAGATGACCGCATTAAGCACATCAATGAGGCTATTGCAGTTCTTACTGCTTAACAAAAATACCTTCTTTTGTCAGATAACCTTTGCGGTCCTTGATTTCTTCATAAGCTTTTTTAAAGCAATCTACAAGGTCAAGGTCTGCACAGGCACATCCCATTACTAATGTGACCAAGATGTCACCATAGGCATCTGCCATCTCATCTCTATCGCCTTTGGCAATAGCTGCATATAACTCATCAAGTTCTTCAAGAGTTTTCTTTGCTTGAGCAGCAGGAGTTGAGTTCTGAACAATTCCTCGTGCCTCACCCCATTGGATGACTTTCATCTCTACGTTGGCAAAGCTCATTTTTTAATCACTTTCATAACTCGTTGTGTGTGTCCTGTACTGGCTCTACGTCTTTCACCAGTATCTTCAATGAATCCTTTACGGATTAGTGGTGCATAGCGTGGAGATATTGTTTGTATTCCATGATTTGGGAAGTGAGACATAACTTCCTCTGCAATACATCCGTCTGGGTACTTTGCAATAACCTCATAGACTTGTTGTTCAAGCTTTGTTGAATCTACTTTTTCAGCAGCATTCATGCTTGTATCTGGGTCTGTGGTCCTGACCATCATCTTTGGCTCTGATCCAAAGAATCGTTCCATAGACTGCTTCATGTTCTTAAAAATATCATTCATCATTCACTCCTATTAGGTGGGGTACTCGCTGCGTCCATGTTCGTCCACCATTTCTGGTCATAGCATCCGCTTTCCCCCGTTAACTTAGAACGGCATATCCGAAT